AGGGGATGGAAGAGGCGCTGATTCAGCAAGAGTTTTTCGGATCCTTTGAAGCGCAAATACCCGGCGCTTACTTCGCTGACCAACTCCAGCAAGCCAAAGACCAAAACAGAGTCGGGCGCATACCCATCGAGCCATCATTGCAGGTGCATACGGCATGGGATCTCGGCATATCCGACTCGATGAGCATTTGGTTCTTTCAAGCGATGGGAAAAGAGATACGCCTAGTCGATTACTACGAGTCCAACGGCAAGGGAATGGAGCATTACATCCAATACCTCACACAATGGGCTGACAGGAATGGCGTGATATACGGCCAACACCTAGCACCGCATGATATCGAGGTCAGGGAACTAACGAGCGGTCGATCACGCAAGGATGTGGCTAGGGATATGGGGATAACCTTCCGCACTGTTCAACGCCCACGCACTAAGATCGAAGGCATTCAGGCTATTCGACGGATGTTCCCGCGCTTCTGGATTGACGATGAACGCGCAGAGCAAGGATACGCTTGCATCGCGTCCTATCATCGAGAATGGGACGAGAAACACCAACGCTTCCGTGATCAACCCGTCCACGATTGGGCAAGCCATGGCGCTGACGCACTCCAAACGCTCGCACTAGGCTGGCGCGACACCATGATGAGCGGAGTCAGACCACAAGCGCATCGAGCGGAACTGGCATTCAATGTTTGGAGGTAATCAATGCCCGCAGAAAAATATAAAGTGAAAGACCATCCCGAGCACCTTTATGTTGTATTCGGCAAAGACTCAGGGCATTGGTGGTCATGGATGCTGCACCCAACGATCCGGCATTGTTACGTCATGAAGGCAGACAAGGGACGCTGGATCAATTATGCAAAAGCCACCCAAACCATTGATTTGTTTACTATTGACCAAACAGAGCATAAAATCGGGACCAACATTATCAGAAAGGCGCGAAGACGCTACGCGAGACAAGGGCTGTTTATGCTCAACACTTGCGTTGGACACGCAAAACAGATTCTAGGGATTAACAAACCGTTTATCTGGACACCCTATCAACTACTCAAATACTTGGAGGCTAACCCGTGAAGAAACCCAAGGCACCAAAACCCACCGCACAAGAGAAAGCGGTCGAAATGAGACAGCAACGCGCACTTGATGAAGAGATCGCAGAGCAAGAACAGCGATTCAGAGCACTAGCACGAGGCAAGTTAGGCACTGCCTCTCTACTCGGTGGTGCTCCCAGAAGCCGTCAGGAGGCCGCTATGGGTCGCGCAACGGCAGGTGGTGGAGCAGTAGCGGGTCGGTCCCTAATCGGCGGTAGAGGCGCAATGCGTGGCGCTGGTGGACGTGGGGCATCAGTTCCAGGCTTTATGGGTGGATCAATCCCTAACATTTCGGGTATGTAACCATGCAATTACCTCCCCATCTAGGCGGTGTACAGGATCTCGTTAGGCGAGAACAGAAAGCATTCGATCATCAGGCCATGTGGCACGAGCAGTTGACGGATGTTTACGAGTATTTCCTGCCTCAGAGAAACCTTTTTGAAGTCGAAGACAAGGGCCAGAAGAAGATGGACCGCATCTTTGACTCAACGGCTCTCACGGCTATTCAGCAGGGCGCTAGTAAGCTGCAAGAAAACATCGCGCCGATCTGGTCACGCTGGGCAACCTTCCAGCCATCCAATGAAGTGATCCGAATGGTTGAATCTGGTGACTACGGGGTCACTGAACAAGACATTCGAGAGAACCTAGACGAGCAAGCCGAGACGGTTTTTGACTATATCAACCGATCCAACTTTGCGACTCAGTTTTATGAGTCAGCATTAGACCTTTTGATCGGTACTGCTACCCTACGAATCGACGAAACAGACGATGAATCCATGCCGTTCTGTTTTCACTCTGTTCCACAAAAGGGGATCGCGTTCGAGGAAGGACCATACGGGACCATCGAGACCCATTGGAGACGATTCAAGGTCAAGGCTCGACTACTTGAGAGGATGTGGCGAGGGTTTGAACCGTCAACCAACGTTCGACAGATCATCGAAAACTCACCCGACTCGGAGGTTGAAGTATCCGAAGGCGTGATCTATGACCCCAAAACCAAAAAATACTACGGGGTAGTGTGGGTCAAGCGAGAAGAGCGGTTTTCATGGGTTGAAGACTTTGGCGAATCATCACCTTGGGTCACTGGACGTTACACGAAAGTAGCGGGTGAGATCCGAGGCCGTGGTCCGGCAATGCAATGCCTACCGGATGTCCGTTCGCTCAACAAAGCAAAAGAGTTTGTGCTGCAAAAAGCGGCGATTGATCTAGCGGGGATGTATACCGCAACCGATGATGGGGTGATGAATCCCTACAACATCACGATATCCCCAGGAATTGTTATTCCGGTAGGGTCTAATAATACGAATAACCCATCGATTCAACGTTTGGACACCGGAGCCAACCTACAACTAGCACAATTCGAGATCCTAGAGCTACAAACGTCAATCAAGACCGCTCTGTTCAACGATCTTCGAGACCCAACGGGTCCGGTAAGGACTGCAACTGAGATTGCTATTGAGACCAGAGAACTAGCTAAGAGAATCGGGTCAGCATTCGGCAGGCTACAAACCGAAATGCTAGTACCTATCCTCAAGCGAGTGGTGAACATTTTGACTAGGCGCGGACTGGTCACACCTATTCAACTTGATGGCCGAGATGTTGAGATTAAATTCACGTCACCCTTAGCCAGAGCGCAGGATGGTGAGGATATTCTCAACGTTCAACAAGCCGTTCAATTCGTTATGAGCACTGCGGGACCGGAACAAGTCTTGATGGCGTTCAAAACTGAGAACTTCGGCGCATGGGTAGCAGAAAAAACGGGAATGCCAATGGAGTTAGTGCGTGATGACGCTGAGAAACAACGAGTCATCGAAGCAGGCGCTCAAGCTACAATGGCGCAACAAGCGCAAGGCGCTGGACAGGCAGCTAGCGGACAGCCGCCACAATTACAGGTAGTTCAATGAGCTGGGATGATCTCGAAGTAAGCCAAGAAAAGGCAAACGAGACCAGGGAGCGGATAAGGGAAAAACAGGTAGAAACGGCCAAGCTGTTTCACCGATGCTTTGGGACTGAGGAAGGGACCAAAGTTATGCAGGATTTGATGACGCGATTCATCATTGACAATTCAACCCCGTTCAACTCCCCTAATGTAAACTATGAATCGGCGTATCATAACGGCGAGGCCGGAGTGGTGCGCTTTATTCTTAATCAAATCAGGCTTGCGGAGGAGCTATGACTACGTCATTGAGCGAGGTAGAAGTCGAAGAAGTACAAGAAGAACCCAAGAAAAGAGGCAGACCGCCAAAAGAGAAGAAAGCCGAGGTCATTTGTGACCATCAAGACCATCTGAAAAAATATGGCTTTGATTTCAAGTGGTTAGATAAGCTGACCGATGAATACGGGTTCGAGAAATACGAATACCTGCACAAATTTCGCGCTTTCCGGTGCTATAAAGATGGGATGCACGTCGATTGGATCGACATAAACACCCTCTCTTTGTTAAACGGAGGCCGAAGGCTTGAGCCAATCTTGCTCAGGCACCAACCTGTCCCGCCTCGTCGGGCCATCATTGAATATCCTTGGAGAAACTTATGAGCGAACAGATCGCGGATAGCGGCACTCTGGAGCAAGAAACCCTCACATCTCTTGTAGACGCCGCAGAGCCTACTTTGACTGAGGGTGAGTATTTCCTCACAGAAGGCATTAAAGGCGTAGGAGACACGCCAGAGTGGTTTAAGGGCGATAGATACAAGTCAGTGGCAGATCAAGCCAAGGCTTACACCGAATTAGAGAAGAAGTTTGGCGCATTTAAGGGCGCACCTAAAGACGGATACTCATTGCCCGAAGGTGTGGAGAAGGATGACGAGCTACTTCAGGAATTGATCGGGTTTGCCAACGAATCGAATATGTCTCAGGACTATTTCAATCGTGCTTGGGAGCTATTGATCGCACAATCTGAGGCTGTCGAAGAGGTTTCGGCTGAGACTGAGATTGCAAAGCTGGGTGACAACGGCGTCGAAAGAATCAAGGTTGTCGAACAGTTTATGAAGAACAATCTTGATGACGATACTTACGAACGAGTCCGTTATGCAGTGAATTCGGCTGAGTCAGTCATGCTGGTTGAAGCTCTGATTAACGCTACCGCTCCGGCTAAACTGCCGATTGACGGTTATGTCGAACCTGGTGGCGTTACTTGGTCAGACATCGAGGCTGAAATGTTCCGTAAAGACGAGCATGGCAACCTTCTGAGATCGGTAGACCGTAATCACGAGGCCAAGATTCAGCGAATGATGAAAGAGTTTGGCGGGGATAGACCTTACGTTCAAACTTTAGGCTAAGTATTTGCAAACATTGAAGTTATTGCTATTATAGCAATGTCGGGCACTCCAA